AGAAACACTAATACAAATAAAAACAGAAAATATGAGCATGACTGGAGATTTTGATGAATTGGATGATGACTTCGGAAAGAAAATGAAGAAGAACACCAAATCCACAACACCCGTACTAGATAACTTTGGTAGGGATATAACTAAATTAGCTGAAGAAGGAGCTATTGACCCGATTATTGGTAGGGACGAAGAAATTGAAAGAGTTTCACAAATCTTAAGTAGACGTAAAAAGAATAACCCTATTCTTATCGGAGAACCTGGAGTTGGTAAAACAGCTATAGTTGAAGGGTTGGCTTTAAAAATTGTAAACAAAAAGTGTCCTAGAATCTTATATAACATGAGAGTTGTGTCTTTAGATTTAGGTTCTTTAGTTGCCGGAACAAAGTATAGAGGCCAATTTGAAGAAAGGATGAAAGGTATTATGCAAGAACTTGAAAAGGTTGATGATGTAATATTATTCATTGATGAAATCCACACTATGGTTGGTGCTGGTAACGCCGCAGGTTCAATGGATGCTTCTAACATGTTAAAACCAGCTTTAGCTAGAGGTGAAATTCAATGTATTGGAGCCACAACTCTTGATGAATTCCGTGAAAACATTGAAAAGGACGGTGCCTTAGCGAGGAGATTTCAACAAGTTATTGTTGACCCGCCGTCTTTAGAAGATACATTAGTAATCCTTAATAACATTAGAGAAAGATATGAAGACCATCACAAGGTTAAATACTCTGATGAAGCTATTGAGGCTTGTGCTAAATTAGCTGATAGATATATCACAGATAGAGAACAACCGGATAAGTCAATTGATATTTTGGATGAGGTGGGTGCTAGAGCACAGGTGAATATAAAACCACCAAAATCTATTTTAGACTTAGAGGGTAAGATTTCTGAAATCGGTATTGAGAAGGTAAATGTTGTTAAATCACAAAGATATGAGGAAGCAGCAAGATTACGTGATGAAGAGAGAAAGTTACTAGAAGAGTTGGAAGAGGCTAATCGTAAATGGAATACTGAATCGGATAAATCTAGAAAACTTATTGAAGCTGAAGAAGTCGCTAAAGTTGTCGCGATGGTTACAGGTATCCCTGTTAGTAAGGTAGGTTCTGATGATTTGAAAAGACTTGTAAGTATGGATTCTGACCTTAAATCTAAGGTTATTGGACAGGATGAGGCTATTGAACAAATCTCTATGGCAATCAAAAGAAGTAGAATGGGTATTAGAAGTACCGACAAACCAATGGGGTCATTTATATTCCTAGGACCAACAGGTGTAGGTAAAACACATTTAGCTAAGATGTTAGCTGAAAACGTTTTCGGTACTGAGGAAGCTTTAATTAGAGTTGATATGTCTGAATACATGGAGAAACACGCTGTATCTAAATTGGTTGGAGCACCTCCAGGATATGTCGGTTATGAAGAGGGTGGACAACTAACGGAAAAAATTCGTAGAAAACCATACTCAGTGGTGTTGTTGGATGAGATTGAAAAGGCACATCCTGACGTTTTTAACATCCTGTTACAATTATTAGATGAAGGTCACTTAACAGATGGTTTAGGTAGAAAAGTGAATTTCAAAAATACCATGATTATTATGACATCTAACGTAGGAGCTAGAAAACTACAAGATTTTGGTACAGGTGTTGGTTTTGGAACTAAAACTAAACTTGAAGCTCACGACGAATTAGTTAGTGATGTTATTGAAGACTCGTTAAAGAAAGCATTCTCACCTGAGTTCTTAAATAGACTAGATGATGTGATTGTATTCAAGAAACTAGATAAAGAGGGTATTGGTAAAATTGTTGAATTACCACTTAAAGACTTAACATCTAGAATTAAGGAGATTGGTTATGATGTTAAGGTTTCTAAAAAATTAAAGGACCATTTAGTTGAGGTAGGTTATGACGAAAAATATGGAGCTAGACCATTAAATAGAGCTATTCAAAAGTATGTTGAAGACCCAATAGCTGAAGAGTTATTAAAAGGTGAAGCTCAAGAAGGTGACACTATTAAAGTTGGGTACCGAGACAACGATGTGTTTGTTGAGATAGTTAAACCTAAAAGTGAGACTACCGAGTAAAAGAAAACCCCCTCAATGAGGGGGTTTTTTATTTTAATCTTCCGTGGCTAAATCAACACTCCTATCAGTATCGATTCGTCTTTTTAGTTCTGAGTAAAATTCTCTAGCTATCCTTTTTAACCAATCGACACCATCTTTACCGAAATACATTAGTCCTGATATGTTTGTGATACATTTATGACCACCTGAGTTTGCTTGAATCATGTCCCAACCACTAATAGATAACATACTAAGAGCTTTCTTTTCTTTATCACCTAACCTAGAATATGGTTTAGATAATACATTTTTTATAGCGTTCTGCCACCTTTCAACAGTGTAATCAGGTGAAGAACCTTTAGGTACTGTATCTAAACCCCTTATACCACCTTCAGTTTCGTGGAATAAAGCCACCATATCGTTATAAGTGAAACCAACACTGTTGTCTTCATCAAAAGATTTATGTTTTTCACCAAAATATTTTATCGTATCTAATGTTATAGTGTAATCTTTTAGTTGTGATTCAAATTTAGAAAGTACTTCCTGAGCTATCTCACCTAAATTAACACCTTTCAATGACCTAGATGCTTGGAATGGGTTACATGACGATTGCATTAAACCTAAAGGCCATACAATTATTAAGAAATTTGCGTCAGGATTATTTTTAAATGGTGTATACCTATCGTATGAACCAGGTTTAATCATAGAACCACCACCATATTGTGTGATAATACCATATTCCTCGTCATATTTAACTTTATCACTTTCTTTTTGTTTTTGGATATAATCTTCTTGGTGTCCTTTCATTATGTCTGGTGACGCATAACCTTTTTCTTTAGCTATTCTAACAATATCTAAGTATATAGAAACTAAACTAGGGTTACTAGTCATAACCAATTCTTCTAAAAACCCAGGTTTATTTTTGTAAGCTAATAATAATTTATTCGCTACAAGACCCATTAACATCCTATTACGTGTTATATCCTCTTCTTTGTCTAATTTAAAGATATATCTCATAATGTCTTCAGGTTTAACACCCATCTCTACGAAATTAGCCGAATCAACTGTAGATATTGTTTTGATATCTTTAGGTGGAAATACGTCTGTAGTCATTATTTGGGATAAAGTCTCAACATTGGACCTAGAATGTCTAAAAGAAGTTGAGGCGTCTTTCTCAACCCCAACTTGTGTGTCGTGATGGTCGGTGTGAATTACGAACATAGGTTTTCCATGTGCAAAATCAACCAAAACAGGCATCACACTTCCTTTGGCTTCAGGTTTTTTAACCGCGAACTCTTTGTCACCGTATTGTATAATCTCAGCATCCACTGTTTCAATACCGTACTTCTTAAGGTACTCTCTCATAGCGATGGCTGAAGTAACCCCGTCTAAGTCTTGGTGAAAATATATTTTAGCTTTATCGTATCTTTTAGCTATATCACGCATGTTTTGTAAACCAGACTCTAATAATATGTTTTTTGGTACTATATAACTCATTTATCTTGATTTTTCTATATAAATATCAAGAATCTTTAGATTCGGTCAAATCAATTAGTTTGTCTAAGTATTGTTTAGCCTTTTTTAAGTCTTGGAGTCCGTTTTTATGTCTCCAACGAGTAACGTATTTAACTATATTACCCTCAAAGAAGTCTAAACTCCATGAATGAGCGTAATCCCACATTTCAATACCCTCATTATAGTGTGAAGGGTGTACAACCTGTTCTTTTTCTTTATTTTCCATAATTTTTTACTTATATTTGATTTTCTATAACACAAAAATAAACATGTCACATAATAAAGTGAATTTTTTATACTTATTTGTTGTAGTTTAAGTAAAAAATTGTATATTTGTAAGGTAATCACTAAAAAAACACTAAAAATATGTCAAAAACAGTTCAAAAAGTTAAAACGGTAAGATTAAGAGATTGTAATTTCCCAGATGAGGTGTTTATACCTTTAAAAACTGGTAAATTTATAGATAAAGTAACATCTAAAAAAGGTGGTACCATGCCAGCTACAATAACAGTTGTTGTTGGTGAACCTGGTTCAGGTAAGACAACACTTTTAGTTGATAAATTAGCTTCTATTGAAGAAAATAACCCTAATAAAAAGTGTCTTTATATATCTTCAGAGATGAATCCTATTGATAATATGGAATTGGCTGAAGAATTACCACAACTAATGGATATTGAAGGTTTTTATTTAGCTGATTACGAAGACCCAAAGAAAGCTTTGGAGGATATTCTAAAAGAGGGGTGGGATTATGTTATTATGGACTCTTTTATGGATGTAAAGGATAAAATAAAAGACTCTGATGGGTGTAAAATGTCATCTACAGCGGTTGAAACTTGGTTGATTGGTCTATTAGTTAGTCATACTAAAGGTGAAAACGACTTAAACAAATATACAGCCTTTGATGTGATACAACATATCACTAAAGGGGGTACTTACGCTGGGTCAACAAAGTTAAAACACAACACAACAGCTATGATGTTTGTCAGAATTGACCAACAAACTAATGAAAGATACTTGGTATACACTAAAAATCGTAGAGGAGACATCAATAAAAAGTTATATATTACATTAGGTGAGGATGGTTTAGACTTCAACTCTAAAAAATACAACGAATTGGAGAAGGCCTTGAGTATTCAGAAAGAAATGGATAAGTTTCAAGATGAAAACGATGACGCTTTAATGGATTTATTGTCGGATTCTGAGTTCAATGTAGACGAAAAAACTATTATAGAACAAGCTACTAACATAAGTGTATCTTCTACAAAAAAAGAAGTAGAAAACTTAGAAGAAATAAACCACTAAACATTGTTTTTCAATAAAAAAACACTATATTTGTCTAATAATCTTTAAAAGTATTTAATATGAATTACGGAAACTACGAACAATTTAAAAAAGAAGTAACAGATAACTACCCAATAAGAAAAAATTTAACTTTTTCTGAGTTAAATATTGATTTTGAAGATGAGGATTCAAAATACGGTAACGTCGTTATGAATGGTAGACACCTGAAGTTGACAAGTAAGGCTTTTAAGTCTTTAATGAGAACTTTAGGTATTAACGATTCTTTCATTCAGAAGTTTACCAACATCTTTGGTATGAGGTCTAAAAGTCAGTTGGTTAATGTGATTAAAAATAAAATGGCGGCACAGGATAATAAAAGGGTTTCTATTTACGTACACCCTAAAAGTTTGAGTGTTGTAGCCATAACACCAACAGATAAACCTTATGTTTCACCAGATTTTTACTTTAATATGGTAGAAAACGTTATGAGTGATAATAATTTAGATGTTTCTAATATGAATTTAGATTCTGAAGGGAACGTATCAATCTCAACACTTAATACAGGATGGGGATTTGATGTGGATGGTCTTAAAGACGAGTCTTTTAATACTGGTGTTATTATGACAGCTGGTCCTACTGAAGAAATAGCTGTTGACCCACATATTCTTAGACTTATTTGTACTAACGGTATGGTTGGTCCTAGAAGATTAGAAATGGGTCCTAGATTACAATCATCTTCTTTAGAGGACATCAATACTTTTATGGGTGAATTAAACGGTATTAAAGAACATAACCAACAATTTAAGTCTGTGTTTAAAGACCAAGTTAAGAAAATGAACTCTATCAACGCGTCTTACCACGAAATGGTGACATTGAGAGATTTGGTTGAGGCTAAAGTGACTGATATCAATGACTCAAGAACTGAGGCTGTGTTAGATAGATTCTTCCCTATTAAAGAAGTTAGAAAACATTACAACGATAAAGGTGTTTACCTTAGTAACTTAACTAAGAGACATCACAAAAATACCAAAACCAATATGACTACATGGGAGTTATTGAACTCTTTGACTGATGTAGCGTCTCACGACTATGGGATGGGTATTGGTGAGTTGGCTAAAGCTGAATTAAAAAAACAATCTGGAATATATATGTTCAAAAAAGAGTTTGATACTGAATTTTTAGTGTCATAGTGTTAAATAGTGTGATAAAAAAAAACGGGTAGTTATTGTGACTATCCGTTTTTTTGTTTATATTTGTAATATGAAATTAGGATACGCTTGTATAAATATGACCCTTGGTTCACAGAAACCAAAAATCACTACTAATCGTGGGATGATTAGAAAAACTTTTGATTCTAAAGGTTTAACTTATGTTTCTGAGTTAGCGTTACAAAATGTACGTGACCTTGCAACTGTTGTGTCTTGGAATCACCGTAATGGTATACAGTTCTACCGTATGTCTTCAGATATGTTTCCTTGGATGTAGGAGTATGAATTTACAGATTTACCCGACCACGACAAAATTTCAAATATATTACGTGGTATTGGTACAATGGCTAACGAATATGGACAACGTTTATCTTTCCATCCTGGTCCATTTAACGTCCTCTGTTCACCTAAACAAGACGTTGTAGACAAAACGGTTAGAGAACTTAATAAACACTCTCAAATCATGGATATTATGGGTCTATCAACAACACCATACAACAAAATCAATATACATGTTGGTGGTGTTTATGGTGATAAACAATCTGCTTTACAACGTTGGTGTGACAACTTCGAGTTACTCGACGACAACACCAAGTCACGACTTACTATTGAGAATGACGACAAGACTTCAGCTTATACTGTTCGTGACCTCATGTATATTCATGAAAATACTGGTATACCGATTGTTTTTGACTATCACCACCATAGTTGTCACCCTGATGGTATGTCACATAAAGACGCACTTACTTTAGCTGTATCAACATGGCCAACAGGTATCACACCAGCCGTACACGTATCAGAACCTCGTGACGACAAAAACCCACGTGCTCATCACGACTATATCCGTACTCAAGTTGACACTTACGGTTTTGACATTGATATAATGATGGAAGCTAAAGCCAAAGAACAAGCTTTACTTGAGTATCGTACTTCTTTTGAAAATGTTTTAGTTGACTCTAATTAGGATATACTCGGTCCCATTTACCTCTTCAGTTTGATACCTACCGTCATACCCACTAATTTGACCATAATCTTCGTCTTGGGTTAAATAATCCAGAATACCATCACGGTCAACACCAAAACCCATATGTTCTATAACTTCAGAAGAGTCACTAAACCAACCTTTTTCATTAACCAAACAGTAAATAGGGTATTCCATACACCTTTCACATTCATCTATATAATCTTGTCTAACATATTCTTTTAACTTTTCTATATACTCTTCTTTAGTTTCAGGTATATTTTCCAGTTTCTTCTCAATAACTATAAGTACATTAGTCAACTTATCAACCTTATTTTGGAAAACTTCAAACTCTTCTTCAGTGTGTGGTTGTTCTAAATAACCGTATTGTATATAATCTTGGTTTTGTATTTCCATGGTTTCAAGAGCTTCCCTATATTGATTGATAATCTCTTCAACCTCTTCATACTCTTTTTCCAATTCTTCATATTCCTCATTTAACTCTTCTATCTCAGCTAAAATATCGTAATCACCATAATATTCTAAATAGTCCTCATTAGACATATCATAAAATTTATTATCAGCCTCATCATCACAAAAACTACTCACCCAATACGAACTAACGTCAATATAATCATCAAGGTCAATACCTAAACCCTCATAACCTACATCATCCAATAAATTATCATAGTATTCGTATAAAGCATTACCCATAGAAGTTGCATCACCAACAACCCATTCTTCACCAGAACTAGTATGTATCACATCAAGGTTACCATACCAATCCGAATGTTGTTCATCAAAACCATCACCCAAAACATTATTACTACCCAATAATTTAATTAAAGCTTCTACTTCTGGTTTGTCTGGGATAGATTCTATATGACTTTTTACCCAATCAAAGTCATTAGATTCCTTAATAAAAGATTCATCTACATATCTATTCAAACTTAAATCACTAGCCCCGTAATATATTATTCTCTTATCATTATTACTAGTGTAATCAACTTTTGACATGTAATCACTGTTCGGGTTATATTTGTAACCTAAAACAGTACCGGATTTTAATTTATATCTGATAGATAATCTACGTTGTTTTTGTGGGTTTGAACGACCAACATTGGACCAATAAAGTTCTATATATTCAGAGGGTATAAATGTGTTTTCTTCATAAAAAACACCAGCAAAATTTTCACTAATATACTCTAAAATAGACTCCCCCCACCCACTACTTTTTATATAGGAAAAAAGTAAATCTATTATGTGGTTATACACCTTAATAAAATCATCAGTTTTAGCCTCGTCAGGTAATTGTTCTGGATTTTTATATATAGCAAAAAATTCTGATAAATAACTATCACCCAAAACGTCCATATATTTAACTTCAACAAAGTCATTAACACCAATCAGTTTTTTATCCGTGTTTTCCACAAAAAGTGGTGATACACATTTTAAATCAGCTTTTATAAATTCTTCTTTACTAACATTTTTAGATAAAACCTCAACTAAACTATTGTTTAAAGAATTTATGGTTTTACTACCACTAATAACATCCATTACTAATTCATAAAACTTCTTATCTAAAAATTCATCCGACCTATATTGCAGTCTTAACCCTGTTGTATGTTTAATGAAGTGCTCACCAACAAAACTATTTTCGTATTCTTGGTATTTTGTGGTTGTGGCTAATTTGATTAGAGCATCCAACTCCTCATCTGTAGTTGGTACATCCTCATCTTTTAATTTATCTATAATCTTAATGACCTCTTTTTTGTCACTATCTTTTAAGTATTCAGAGAATATTTTTATAGAATTTAAAGGCATGTTACTATCTAATAACATGTTCATTAGTTTATGAAACCTTCTACGATTATCTAAAAGATTAGGTCTTAGTTTTTGGTATATAATGTTTACGTTTTTACCTAAATCTTTGGTCATACCTAAATCTAGTTTAGATACAACCTCCAACTCCTTTAACCTACAATATATATTCTTTGGGTCATCATTGTTTTTCTCACAAAGATAGTGAAAATCAATTTCACCTGTCGGTGTGACTGCCTTTGAGTCGTTAACTCCATCAGTATCTTCAATCAATAAACCCCTTCTTTTTAAAAAATTTATATTCTCATTTACCTTCATGTTATATAAATATCAAAAAGGCCCAATAATACCTTCATTATTTATACATTGTTTGTAGGGTAAGAAAAATAATTCATCGTGTGAAAACACAATCCAAGTAATATTCTTAGGTGGTGTTTTTGGTTGTTTTAGTGTACCTCCAATATCATAACACCATTTAAGTGGTGAAACTTTTCCTCGGTGGTTATCGTAAAACCAATCAACAAAACCATGTTCCTTCATAACACTGAGAACATCATCATATAATTCATCTATCATTTTTTTTATATTTTAAATAAATTTAATTAAATGATTTGTTTTTATAAACAATACCTTAGTTTGTTAAATGTTAAAATTTAATTTTTCTTCAGCTTCGTAACTATCAAACTCTTCTTTTGTGATGGCTCTAACGGTAAAACCTTCATCGTGAAAGTCATCCAAAAACTCTACCATATCCCCACCATCAATATTTAATTTAACTTTCATAGCTGTTTTACCATCTGGTGTTAAAATCTCTATATACTTTACCTTACTTTGTTTCAAAGATTGTATAATTAAAGAAACTTTTGTTCTATTATCTTTCATATTATATAAATATCTTAATTGGTGTTGTTAAATAAAATATTTTTACTATCTTTACTTAAAATAGTTTTATTATGTTAGATAAATTTAAAACATTTGTAGAAGAACTGAATACCACTAACTCTAATAACGATAAGGTGAGTATTATTAAAAACATTAAAGATGATTCTGATATAAAAAAATTATTGTTCTATACCTATAACCCCTTTTACCAGTTTAATCTTACTTCTAAGAACTGTATTAAGTATAAAAGTAAATTACCTAAGTTAGTTCAAGTGGGTTATACACTATTTGACCTATTGGATGATTTAAGATTACGTAATATAACAGGTCATGAGGCCATTTCTAGAGTAAATGGATTCGTATCACTCAATCCTGAGTATGAAGAATTGATTTATCGTATAATCGATAAGGATTTAAAGACTCGAACAGGTGGAAAACTAATAAACAAAGCTATACCAAACCTAATACCTAGTTTTAAAGTGGTTTTAGCTGAAAAATATGAACCAAATATGGTAGACTTCAATAAGGAAAATAATTCTTGGTATGTTTCACGTAAGTTAGATGGAGTTCGTTGTCTGATTGTTGTTGACGAAGATGGTGATGTGGTATCATATAGTAGACAAGGCAAAGTTTTTGACACTTTGGGTATAGTTGAACAGGAAATAAAAAGTTTAGGCCTTACAAACGTAGTTTTTGATGGTGAAGTATGTATGGTAGATTCTGAAGGTAACGAAAGTTTTCAAGATGTGATGAAAGAGATACGTAGAAAAAATCATACAATGAAAAACGTTATGTTTAAAATTTTTGATTGTTTATCTTTAACAGAATTTTTAGAAGGGAAAGGCCATCAACCGTTACAATCTAGACTAATACATTTATTAGCTTTTTTATCACCACATGAGTTAAATAACATTTCTATATTAAAACAAGAAATTATTCGTAGTGAGGAACACCTAAAAGAATGGATAGATGAAGCTTCGGAAAAAAAATGGGAGGGTGTTATGGTTCGTAAAAATGTTATGTATGAAGGTAAAAGAACAAAAAATTTACTTAAGGTAAAGACTTTCATGACGACGAGTATGTTGTTAAAGGTGTTGAAAGTGGTTCTATTAGACATATCGTTAATGGTAAAGATATTGAAGAGGTTATGTTATCTAAAATAATAATAGAACACAAGGGTAATGATGTTGGTGTTGGTAGTGGATTTACAATGGAACAAAGACGGGATTATCATAGAAACCCAAAAGAGATAATTGGTAAAACCGTAACCATACAGTATTTTGAGGAGTCAAAAAATCAAGATGGTGGGTATAGTTTAAGGTTTCCTGTTTTGAAACACGTTTATGAAGAATTAAGAGATTGTTAAAAAATTAAAATTTTATTATGAGTTGGGGATTTAGTATAACACAAAAACATTTTAGTAAGGATGGTGAATTAATTGGGGTCACCGTTACAGTCGATAACGGTGAATCACAATATATGACTATTGAGTCGTATAATAAGTTTTTAAAAAATAGAGAAAAAAATTATGGAAAAAATGAAGAATTTTATAACGAAGATTAAGAATACAATATTAAAGGATTATTACAATTTAACCATGTATTACATGGCTATCCATGTGATTATTACTTCAATAGTTGTTTATGGTATAGACTATCTAGTTCACGGACAATTAAATTATGGTAGTGTTAGTAACAGTGTAGAAGTGGTTGGATTATCCTTATTATTTACAATGGGTAAGATTGTTAAAAAACTTAAAGAAGACATAACATCAAACTATTGGAAACAACAAAGACAAATAAACTCAAGACGTAAGAAATAAAATACTTACGTCTTTATAGTACTTAAATTTACCTAAGGTTATACCAATACTTTTCACGACCTTCAGGTACCCAGTTACCTGTTTGTAAGTGTCGGTTAATAGTTTCCAAACTTAATTCTTGGAAAGCTGAACCACTATCGGGTTTTGGTCTTATCTTGAACATGAACTTATCACCTTCTAGTTCTTCAACCACAGTCCATGTATATCTTGTGTTTTTAACTCTGAATATATCCATGACTTGAGGTTTCCCTTGTACCTCATCAGCCCAATCAAACTCAGTAGACTCGTTAATGAAATCACCACAGGTATCAGGATAAAAACTCCAACCTTCCCGACAGAATTCTTTCTTAGATAGTTCCATAACATACTCAACGCGTACAAACTCACGAGGGTCAAACTTACCATTTTTAACACCCCATTCAATAACTCCAGCACCTTCATCACCAGGTCCACCCATATCACCAACTTCCAAACCCCAAATCTCTTCAACTTCCTTTTTAGGTATTCTTAAGAAATAAGAACCACCATCTAAACATTCATCTTCACCCGTTTCTTCGTCGTATTGGTTATCACCACAAGTATACACATCAAAGAATCTATATTCATCCGCTTCTGGTACATCAACAATCCAATCAAAATCATTAGATTCTGTTATATTACTACCTAACTTTAATAATCTATCATATTCTTCAGGGTTTTTTTGTAGATAACCAGGTACATTAACCCTTTTCCAAAAACCACTATATATGTTTTTTGAAACTTGTGACATCTTAGTTGAGTTGGCTCCACTATAACCATACTTATCCCAACCCATACTAACAGCTTCACTATTTATTTTATCAATATCGATATAAGTTCCTCTATCCATTGAACCTTTATGGTGTGCAAATCTAACCCATTTACCATCAGGTGATATATCAACAATTTCAAAAGTAACCTCAGCATTCAAATCTTTAGGTG